ACTTTATGTTCCAAGCCATAAATTTTTGACTTAATTCAACTGGAGGATTTGGTCTGTTGTCTGATGACATAAACTCTCTACTTTTTGTTCTTTGTTTTTTTGATCTTCTTCTCTTCTAATGAGGCGATCTTCTTCCTCTTCTTAGCGAACGAGAAAGATATTTTTGCCTCTCTAGCACTATCCTCGGCCATTTCTGGCTTATGTTCTTTCTGTTCTTCCTTCTCTTTTTTCAACGCGTACTTGCCTTCTTTTCGAGCAAGGGTTGAGTACATCTTTTGGCGCTTTATGACTCCCCGAATGTCCGATGCTTTTCTCATTTTTCTCTAAATCTTCTCCTAGTCTAATTTTCAAATCTATGATTGATGCAAATAAGGAGATCAATGCAGTGTTTATAAAACTAAGCATGTCTAAAACAATATTTACATCAATTTTTTCTTCCTTTTTTTTCATCGTCCTCGCCCTTTAGGTTTTGCGATTTTTGCTCCAGATTTACGTGCTGTAGAAAGTGCGGCAGCGACAGCTTGACGTCTCGGATGGCCACTCTCCACCATTTCTGAAATATTCTCTGATATGATCTTCTTGCTCTTACCTTTGTGTAGAGGCATTTTCTTCACTCCTTATTGCTAGGCGTACGCCTATGTTAAAAATCTCATCATTCATCTCGAAAAGGGACGACACAATTCGATTGTTTTGAATCAGTGCCATTTCCTTTTTGCTCAGGACTATCTCTATGAACGTCTCCCCATCCACGATCTCGTGAATAATATTCATCTTCTTCAAGCTCTTTTATTTCATCTAATTCATCTTTTTTAATATTTAACTCAAAAGGTTTAATACGAATCATTGTTGAAGGAGATAAACAATATACCTTTCTCAGGTATAGGGTTGAAATTTGTGCATCATCTTCAAATATTAAATTGTTCATACAATCTAAGATAAATTTGGCTAGGTTATCTACGTCAGGCCGTTTGAAATGATGAATCATGTCATTCAGCATTTGCGTTCTGATTGGCGAAGATACTGACTTAGGCACAGGCATTCTGAATGTGATATCAACCAGCAATGGGACAGTGTAGATCTCGTTCTTGAATTGGCTTCTCAGTTGCCATCGGACCATTTCTTTTTCTTTTTTCTGCCTGTCATAAACTACAGTTATTTTTTTTCCTTCAACTGTCATCATTTTATGACCAGGCCTTTTCCATGGTATTGGAGGGCCATCTACTTCAAGGAAGATCATATGTCTCCTCAACATTAGTTTTGCCAACACATATGTGATGCAGATATTTTACACAACATTTTTTTCCCAGAAGATGTTGCATATAAATCCATTCATCGCATATGATTTCATCGCGACACATAAAACAAGTGAGGAAAAAATGGAAGAAGTAATACGACCGGGCTATACGAGAGTGACAGACATTCTCAGGCCGTGGAATAATCTAGAAGGCATTCCAAAAGATATCCTAGAAAGGAAAAGGATCATAGGAGTGAAGGTTCATGATGCCATCAGGACATACTATGATGGGTTTCCAGTAGATGCTCTACAAAGTGATGTAGGGACATATTTTGATAGCTTCCTGGAATGGCAAAACGATGTCAAAGCCATCGCTGTCAAGACTGAAGAACGATACTATGATGACGTCCTGAAAATCACAGGGTGTGTTGATGCTCTACTTCGATTCCCTGAAGAAGATCAACTCGTGATGTTGGATTGGAAAACTTCTGCCTCATATACTAAAAAAATGGGCGTAACATGGGCTTTACAAGGCTGTTTCTACCATTATCTGATGATGCAAAATGACATCCCCAATGTCAGCACTAAGTTCATTTTCTTGCAGCTCTCTCCTGAAGGAAAATATCCAAAGGTCAGAGAATTTGAGTACACAAGTGAAATGATGGCTGCATGTTGCTCCGCTGTCCAAATGCACAATCTTTACAATCCTTCGAAGGAGGAAAAATGTTGATCAAAGTGAGACCAGACGAATATCAAGGACATAAGATCTACAAATCTGATAGCCCATTCACTGACATGATCTGTGAGTTGACATTCAAGAAAAACAAGAATGTCACTCTTCGGATGCTCAGGTGTCTGCAGAAATATGGATTCGAGATAGAAGGATGCTATGAAGGAGATTTAGTCAAACCTCAGAAATAAAAAACCCCATAGAAACTGTTGTGAGAATCTATGGGGAACTTCTAGGCCCTGGATGCGATCAAGGAGCCCGCGCAGATAGTATTCGATGCCATTATTTTCTGGCATCCATTTTTTCTGTCAGAGCTTCCTTTCTAATCGTATCTCCTAGGTCAAAAGATTTTGCTAGCGGTGTAAAAAAGAATGCACCATAAGAAAAACTAAACAAAAAATTTAGCTCAAGGAGAGCAAAAATGACTTCAACTGCAATAGCAATTATTGAAAAACAAGGATGGGACACGAAGCTCATCGATTACATCAGGGAAAATGTTTTGCCAAATGTGACTGATGAAGAGCTCCTGTTCTACTTCACCATGCACAAAAAGCTTGGTCTCGATCCTTTTATGAAAAATATCTGGGTCATCAGATATGGAGGAAAAAACCAATATGTCACATCGATCAAAGCCTTGCGAACCTTAGCAGATAGGAGTGGAAGATTCTTCCCATCTTCGAAGAAGACAGAGTTTGTATACGATGACAAAGGAAATCTCATCAGCGCGACCAAATACATCTGTAAACTTACGCCAAATGGAATCTTGGCTGAAGGATGTTCTACAGCAATGTGGGATAGCTTCGCTAAAGATGCTAGTGGGAAGCTCAAAGGAAGCTGCTGGAAAACTCATCCTGAGCTGATGCTTGAGAAATGTGCAGAGGCAAGATGCTTGCGAGAAAACTTTCCAGGAGAATGTGGCGATCTCTATATCGCTGAAGAGTTTGGAGGAACGCAGCCTGCCGCAGCCGAGACTGTTGAAGCTACTGTTCTCTCTCAGCAAGAAATCAATGAGTTGCGAGCTCCCGAAGTTAGGAAGTTAGGAAGTGAAGAACTTCAGAAGTTAGGAAGTGAAGTAGCCAAGAAAATGATGGATGACAGAGAAGTGAAGTGCGTGATCATGAAAAATGAGATGACAGAATTTTTGTCAGAGTGGCAAGATAGGAAGCCGCTCTTCCCTACGTTGGATAAATATCTGACGAGTGACAAGAAGAGTTTGCTCGATGCTTACATACGGTGGCAGGGAAAACGCGCCGCATAGTTTATTAACCGTGATCTGCAGGTCCTTCTTTCTTTTTCTTTACCCCGAATACAAGGTTTAAGAGAGAAGGGCCTTTTTTGGCCCATTATCCTGTCTCAGTTCAATTTTCTTTTTCAGTCGACCACTTACCCACTTACATCATAGATCGTTCAACTCAGCTCGATTCTGTGCGTCTAATCGATATTTGGGAGGTAATAAAAAAGGGCGGGGATTTCCGTGGAGGACGCCCCGCCCAAAATCCCCCTTGACTTTCAACTGGAGTTGAAATACAAATGGGGAAACATCTAAAAAATTGAGATAGAAGATCATGCTGGTCAGCTCTTCTTCTACCTCACACAAGGAGACCGTCCATGCCAAACTACTCAGACAGGAGATTGTCCATGCCAGGCTATTATAGAATCCTTCCCGAATATATTGCAACTCATACTTCACTCACCGCTGAAGAAAAACTTTTCTACAGTCTTCTTCACTCTCTCATTTCCAAGTTTGGTTTCTGTTGGGCGTCGAACCAATATCTCGCAGAACTCACGCACACATGTGTAAGAACAGTGCAGCGATATATCAAAAAACTTGCCAAGCACAATCTCATCATCATCGAGCTAGAATGCTACAACGAGCGGAAAATTTGGACTCCGGAAACATGGGGCAATAGGGCCAATCTTCTGAAGGCATATGGAGAAGAAATCATAAATTCCTCAGAGAAATTCAATCAAAGATTTTATACCCATGACAACCGTGACATGGGGGGGATGACAGCCGTGTCACCATATAAGAAAGAGACTACTAAAAAAGAAAAACACAGAGAGGCTTGGCCCAAGCCACAGAAGCCCAAGTCATCGTTGGCAGCCAAGCCATCAGAGCATTCTTCGAATGGTCAGGATAAGCGACAGCTTCCACCTTCGATGCATGGTTCTCCGCCTACGCCTGGTCCCAAGAAAATGGTCGAGGACACAACAGAGATCTTGAAACAAGCCATGAAGATTGGATCGAAACATTTTCTCATCCACCCTCATGATTTTGCTTTCTTTTTTGGATTTTCTCCCTCTGTTCTCTCTGAGGCAATCTACCGAACCAATATGGCATCACTCAATGGCAAAAGAATAGCGAACATTGTTGCATACATTTTCGAGAGATGTTGCGATGTCAGAAGAGAACAGAACGAATGAAAAAATCTAAAAATCCTCTCTGGCTTGAGAAAGCTATCATGAGTTTGGTGGTAGAGAGATTAAATAAAATAATTGACAATTGGAGAAATGATTTCGAAAAAATATTGCCTAAAAATGATAGAGGTAATATAATCTCGAGCTGATATAATGTTTTGTCAAAATAAAATTGATACAATTTTTGCCAGGAGCTCAGATGCTCAGAAGTCTTCTGTTCCTATTTCTTTTCCTGGTCTCATTTTCCTTGGTTGCTGATGATGACCCTATTCCTGTCCTAGATTCAGGAGAGGTTTATGGGCATGTCTTGTATGATCCGGTCAAGGATTTGTATTACATTTATACAAAAGAGGGGTGGATAATTATGGAGGATAACACTTAATGATGAATTCACATAAGATTTTTCTTTTGTTTTCTATTCTTCTTTTTCCAATATTTTTGATTGCAAGTAATCAAAAAGCAATTATAGACTTAGAAAGCAATCCAAATCCCATAGTTTATGATCCAGATAGAAATGTGTATTATATCTGGACTCCAGATGGGTGGGTTGAAGATGCTCTCGATTCAGAGATAGACGCACCTTTTCATGATCATTCTCAATGTCTCGAACCACTCGGAAATGGGCCTGGTGAACCAGATCCTAAGAACCAAGTGATCGAGATGACGAAATGATTATCCTTTCTTTCCATCTAGGAAGGTATCGTCATCGGTGTGATCATCTCTCTCCGGCTGATTTTCTGTGACTTCTCTACTCAACGTCCAGTTATCGTTGAAATCATTTGAATCGGCTAAAGGTGCCATTCCTTCAGGTTTCATGGGCCGAAAAAATCCACCTATCTGTCCTGCATTCATTATCCTACTCCTTTTCTATGGTGTTCTCTTGATTCAAGAATGACGATCTCGTGGCCCATCTTCTCGAGCCAGTTGAAGATCCTTTCTGCTCTTGTCTCTGTCAGAAAGTATGTCGAATCGCATGAGATAAAGTCCATCACTTCGTGAGCCAAGTCGTTTGCTGCCTCGTAGTAGAGTGTGCCAAAATTGCTGTGCTCTTCTCGAAATTTGATTGGATTCATATTTGCTCCTGATTTTTCCTGTTTCATACGGTCTAGAAGTTTTTTTGTACAGCCTTATTGGATTCATCCAATCTGGCTGCTACGGGTTAGATTATATAGGATGGATAGATTTATATGCAACATCTCTCTCGTTTTTTCTAAATAAAAATAATCTCTTGACAAATGTTCCTGTTTGCTTACACTGAAGAAAAACCTCTTGGAGGCTGTGTAGATAGATGGTAGCTGGAAGGCCAAAAAAAGAACTTGATGTCGATATCTTGAGAGAATTAGCGAATATTCAATGCACCGACACTGAAATCGCCGCTGTTATGCGATGCGATGTTGCCACTTTAAAAAATTTCTCAGAGATAATAAAAGAAGGCAGAGACGAGGGAAAAACATCGCTTCGCAGAGCCCAATTCAAGAAGGCTCTGGAGGGTAATCCTGCGATGCTCATTTGGCTCGGCAAATTCTACCTTGGGCAGAAAGAAGAGATCAATTTCACGAGCTCCGAGCCTGACGTGAGGGCATTGCTGGAAAAATGGGAAGTCACAGCGAAGAAGAAATCTGATTTTTCGAAGTTTGGGAAGCCTGAAAAGCCTACTGATGCTGTAAATTCTTAGTAGTTTCTTTAATGATTTCTTTAGTTAATACTGCTAATTCTTCCGCATATTTTTCATCTTTATTATAAAACATAAAAATAGTTGCTGCGGCTACTGTAGCAATTGAAGTCATAATAATACATCCAACATCTTCGGGCGTCATTGAAATAAACCTTGTTAAATCGACTGCCTCGCCCAGCTTTTTACTTAATTCTCTTGCTTCTTCAGCGATCTGTTTCTCGTCCATCTATACCTCTTTTCCTATTTCAATTCTTTTCCCACAGTCAGAACAGAAATAGCCTCCGATTCTGTCTGTATCCCAATCATACATCCCTACAATCCTAGAAAACTGGCAAGGCTTGTCTTTTTCCCATCCATATTCTGCCGCTTCTTCTAGAGCCTTTTCCGTGTCCCCATATTCCTTGAGGAAATACTCAAAAATGTCTCCATCATCCAAGAGGACACCACAATGAGGGCAATGGCTTGGAAAATTCATTTTTGTCCATTTGCTTTCTCTTTTCTAGCTATTTGCCGAATTTCTTCTTTCTTTTGTTTCAATAATCTTTTCATCCATCCATTAGATGGCTTTTTTGGGATTGCATCACCATTGACAACAAAGACCTTCCCAACGATCTTATTTCTGGCAGGCTTGTCAGTCCCTTCAACATGTGCCCAATAAGCATATGGCTCAAGATCTTCTTTCACCTTGATTTTGAGATAGAAATATTTGCCTGAATGTATTGGTTCTGATTCTTCGTCTAGATTTTCAGGCGTACCGGGAATGAAATATGGATCATTAGGAACTTTTTCTTCGACGATGATCTCTGTTCCAACTGGCATGTAAAAACTTTCTACTGATAAAGACGGAAGGCCTTCAGTACACCAATAAGGAGTTTTATATTCAAACTCGTCATCTTTCATTTCAATCTTTCCTGCCTTTTTTTCAGCTTTCTGAGTTCGTTTAGCATTGCGATGCCCTTTCTTTTTCCTCTCCTGATGCATGACTCGAACATGCGACCGATTGATTAACAGTCAATTGCTCTCCCAGCTGAGCTAATCAGGATTGTTTTTTCTATGCAATCTCAGACATATATATCGATAAATTATCTTGGACGTGCTTACTGAATAATTTCCATATTTGCTTCATGTCTTTTCCCTCACTCGCCAATTCTCCAAAGAACTGACTTGTGAGTAGCTCTATTGCATTAAGCTGTGCTATCTCCTCTATCTCCTCTAAACCATCTTCTTCAAGACATCCTGACCATCTTGCAGTATTGAAGTGATGCAACAGCTCACAACATCGTCGCTCACCGAGCATTCTTATGTCTTTTTCCATTAGCAATGAAAACCTTATGCATACATAGGGATTAAACTGTGGGTTGGGGCTCACTCTCAATCTCCCTAACTTCGGAAGTTGGCAAGTCAGGAACATCAGGAGATGCTAAGTAGCTAACTTCGTCAGTTCCATCAAGATCTACGAGGTATTGGTCCAGCATTTCAATGTGCTGAGAGAGGATAGAAAAAGTCTTCGCTTTTTCCCCTCCAAGTGACGAGACGATAGAGATTGTTATATCGAAGAGAGCTTTCATTACAGCTGTGGCCTCTTTGGCAGCATTCTTCTCGTCTAGTTCTCGTTCTGCTAGCACCTTGTTGAAGGTCTCTAAGACTGCCGTGAGATACACTGAAGATCTCATGACAACTTTCTTTGTCTCTTCATCACTCAAAATCTGGGAGGACGTCATCTGCTTTCTCCATAAACGTTTTTTCGTCTATTTTACACCATCGCTTGATGTTCTTGATGTCTTCTTTATCACGGATTCTAAGATAGCAAAAAATTCCTGTGGTCTTTCCTTTCCATTCGACCAGAATTATCTCTCCCTCCACTGGTGGATACACCTCAGGACAGCGCCACAGCAATGATTCTAGCAGATTGTTAAAGGATGGATTTTCTGAATTTTCTTCCATGTTATCAATCCTTTGATAGCTAACACCGTGTAGACCAAAAATAGCAGGCTGAGCGCATATTGCTCAATCTGAAAATTGATGACTGAGAAAGCAATATCGGTGATGATCCACCAGTAAAATCCTTGCCTCTGTCCTTTGGCATTAAGCCATGTGCCGTAGAGAGCGATTCCTGTAAAAATCCAGGTTAGAATAGACATTCGAAGATCTCCTTGCTGATTGATTGAGCGTCGCTGAAGATTTGGTAAGCCTCGATGATTTTGCTGGCTGGACGAACGAATCCCAATCTGAATACTGGGCCATCTCGTGAGCCAAAATCTCTCATAAAAAGCTTTTCTATCTTTCGTTGGAATTCCTGTCCTATGTCTCTGACACCATCACTTATGATCTTCTCGCCGCTGGATTTTATAAGCACGATGGCATCATATGTTTGGCAATGGTATTTTAGATATGACTGAAGACCATAGAAAGTTCTCTCTTCACATACGGTGAGGTTATTTGGATTGAGGGTCTCCTCGAAGTAGATACAAGGATCGTATGCTGATCTATCGCACACAGCAAGGTCTAGTTGTTCTCTCTCGGCTTTCCTCTCCCTCAAGATCTGTTCCAATCCGGTCCACTCACACGTTTTGTAGCACATCTCTTTGTTGATGGGATAGGGACATTCTCTCACTACTTCACCGATGCATGAAACTTTCTTTCCCTGAGCTTTCGCATAGTCTGCAAGAGCTTTGCACAGCGTTGTCTTCCCAATGCCGTGCGTCCCGACGATAGCAACCTTTTTCATCCTACTTTCTCCACTTGTTGTGAACCATTCACAATGCTGTGAACAGCATGAATCAGTGAACATTTCCTGATTTACGAACATTTCCACAGTCTCTGAAGAAGAGGAGAATATATATACGTCTTCTTCTCAAGTCTCTGTGGAAGATGTCGACGCCTCAGAATTCTTGTCTTCGTCATCCTTTTCTTTTTGTTTAGGCGACGGAGAGTTTTTTGTCGATTCTGTTTTTTCTAACATTTTAATTTTTTCTTCCAGCATATCTATCTTCTCCTGTTCCTCATCCATCTTCGATAAGATGTGCAGCCCAGCGAAAGGAATGGTTCCAATGATAGCTTTGGCAAGTTTGTCCAGGAGTTTTATGGTGATGTATAAACTTTCTCGTCGTAGGAAGTTGATTTGATGCTGAATGCACAAAGGAACAATAGCTGCAACACTCGAGAGAATCAAAATAGGGACAGTGACTGATAGGCCGAGGGTAATAAGAGCAACCTGGACGATTCTAGGAATAATTGAAGTGATATGATGCTTGCAAAAAGGTTCGATAGCTCGTTCTACGCAATCGAATCCATGAAGAATTGTGTCGGTGCAAGCCGGTATATTAATAGACATTTTTATCTCCAATATTTTATTTAAAGGACTTTACTCGCAAGTTCTCTCACTGAAGATTTATTTTCAACGAAAAATTCTCAGGCTTTGAAGAAAAATCCCCTATGATTGTATTGTAAAGAAAATAATTAAAATAGAAGGGATTATGACTCTATTTCCTCAACTCTCAGACACATATTACGTAGACAATGATCACAATATTTTGAAGATGATGGACAACACGTATGCGAAATACATCACCATCAATCAATCTTTTTGGTCAGAAGCAGATATCGATCATCGTTTTGCTGCTGGCGATCAAACAATTTATAACGATATCTATGGGAACCTTCCGGCGTTTCGTAAGAGACAATTCAGTTTCAACAGGATCAAGCGTGTTATCAACATGATATCAGGCTATCAGCGGCAGCACAGGAAGTCGACGATGGTCATTCCTATTGAATCTGCTGCCCAAAAGACGAGCGATCAGTTCACCAAGCTACTCTATCACGTCAACAGCTATGGAAACGTACTGGAGACGATTTCTGAGGCTTTTGAAGGTGCTCTGATAGGAGGGATGAACCTCTTGTCGACGTACATTGACTACACTCGCGATCCTGTCAATGGAGATCTGAAAGTAGACAACGTCGGATACAACGCCTATCTCATCGACCCATACTTCAAAAAGAAAGATTTGAGTGACTGCAACTCCCTGTGGACAAGAAAGTATCTTACTCGCAATCAGATCATGTCACTGCTTCCAGGAAGAGAAGATGAGATTAAAGGACTTGCTGGGTGGGGAAATAGGGATGGAAAATTCCAGTTCATGCCAGAAAGCTATGCCTATGGCCAGCAAGATCTAATTTTATATGATGAGTTTTGGTACATGTCAACTCGATCACAGAAAATGATTTGTGATACAGAAACAGGCGAAACGATCGAATGGAAAGGTCAGGATGATGATCTGAAAGAATTCCTTAAGCAATATCCTCAGACGATTGTCATCAACAATGAAATCCCATCTGTAAAGCTTGCAATCGTGGTTCAAGGAAAGGTTATGTATCATGGACCAAATCCAATGGGAACCGATTGCTATCCTTTCGTTCCTGTCTGGGCCTACTACATGCCAGAAATTCCTTACTTCCCATGGCGTGTGCAAGGAGTTGTGAGAAGCATTCGTGATGCTCAATATCTCTATAACCGTCGAGTTATCACCTCTTTGGATATATTAGAGAGCCAAATCAATTCAGGGTGGAAATATAAGGAAAACTCGCTTGTCAATCCAAAAGATGTATTCCTGCAGGGACAGGGTCGAGGATTAGCTCTCAAGGCAGAAGCGCAGATGACAGATGTGGAGCAAATTCTTCCTCCACAAGTACCTCCCAGCATGCTACAGCTTTCTGAGATGCTTGGCAATGAACTGAATCAAATCAGCGGGGTGAATGAAGAGCTTCTTGGATCAGCTGTCGATGAGAAAGCTGGCATCTTATCGGCATTACGACAGGGAGCGGGACTCGTCACGCTTCAAGGATTATTCGATAATCTTGATCAGTCACAAAGATTACTTGGCAAACTCCATCTTCAGATGATGCAGGCGAATTGGACTCCAGGAAAGATCTCCAGGATCATTAATGAAGAGCCGACAGAGGAATTTTATAACAGAGCATTCAGTAAGTATGACGCAATCGTCGAAGAAGCTCCTTTGACATCGACTCAAAAGCAATTGGCGCTGCAACAGGCTCTCTATCTCAAGGAAATGGGCCTCCCGATTCCCACCGAGTACATTCTCGATAATATGCAATTGCCTAAGAAAAATGAGCTCATGGAGCAAATCAAGGCTGCAGAACAGCAACAGGCTGAACAAGAACAACAAATGGCACAGATGCAGATGCAGAATATGCAGGTCGACAATGCTACCAAGATGGGATTTGCTGATGCACAGCACGCCCAGGCTCAGGAAAGACTTAACAAGATCAGACTTGATCAGGCAGCGACCATTGAGAAACTCGACAATGCAGATATAGCTAAAATCGATGGAGTTCTGAAGTTAATTCTTGCCGCTAAAGAAATTCAAGGCATAGACATAGATCAGATAGGAAAAGTTTTATCCATGGTCCAGATGGAAGATCAGAGGCAGGAAGCTAAGAACTTAGCAACTCAGCAAGTTCAGAACTTAGGGAGTCAGCAAGTTCCTAACTTAGGAAGTCAGGAAGTTGCTCAGCAACAGCAGCCACCCCAGCCTCAACAGCAAGGATTGATGCAATGATATGTGATGTATGTGTGCAAATAGTCCTCAAGCAATTACAGGGCGATGCTGGCTGTCCAGTTGATGGTATGCTTCGCGTATGTTGCCATGATCGGCCGAAATGTGAGACAAAATTAATGCTTGATGCTATACATAAATTCACTATTCCAAATAGAAATGCAAAAAATGATTATTCATGTCTCCAGGCGATACAGGATGTAGATGGAATATAACACAATTCTAGTCTTGGATAGGAAGGGAAGGCAAATAATCCTCTATATCAAGGGAGATGAGCTGACGATTGAGAATATTGTCGATGTCGAAATCCTTGAATCTCCTGATATTCCTACATCTGAACAGCCTCTCAAAGTAATCTATAGCAACTTATAGCCATTTTGCCTTATAAGTAGCTATAACTTCAAAAAATTAAGTGTAAAAAGTGTATTTCTAAGCGTATTTAATTGTATCTAAGAGAAAAACCAGGGCTAGCGAAGGACAGCCCTGGCCAAGAGAAACCGAAAACCAACCAACGGATAGCCTAGAACCAGAGCCATCTGTCACTTGATATCCTCATCATATCTGCCAGAAAATTTATGTCAATATTTTTTCTATTCAAAAAAAGATTTCTTTACTAGACTCCAGATTGTCAACTAAAAATATTCCTAAGGAGGAATAGACAATGGCAAAGAAATCAATGGAAAATTTTGGACATGATAAAACCTCATTTGCAAATATGCCTCAAGACGTACATATGAGCGAATATCCAAAACAAGATCATTATAACTCTGAGCTTGATGATACGATGACTGGCATTGATGAAGTCGTAGAACATGGCAAAGGGAAAATTAAGAAACACATTTCAAACCAAAAGTAAAAAAGATGGTCATGATTCGGCCTGGGGGAAAGCCTCAGAAAATCGCTGAGAAAATCATGAAAGGTAAGGGTGTGAAGATTCCAAAGAAAAAGAAAATGGAAAAAACCACCCTTACTGGTCCCTACCTACAACATTGAGGAAATCATGCGAGGACATTCAGACGAAGCTGCAGACAAAAAGCTTTTCAGCAAGATGCTAAAGAAAGCTCTTCCTGAAAAAAAGGTTTCACATCATCTTGTCAGAGATATCAAAGAAGAAAAGAAAGCGATCAAAGAAGATAAAAACTTAATGAAATCACTTAAGAAAGGGAAGAGAGGCTATTAATGGCTAAGAAATGGATCCAATCTGCAGTAAAACATCCCGGGGCACTCCATAAGGAACTTGGAGTGAAGATGGGAAAGAAAATTCCAGCCAAGAAACTTGCCACGGCAGCTAAGAAAGGTGGGACTTTGGGCAAAAGAGCCAGATTGGCTGAGACGTTGAAGAGTTTTCACCATAAATAATCTACGCGAGATTTATGGAAAAACCTGATTCTGACAAATACTCGTATAATCGCTTTGGCTCAAAAGGGAAACGTGTAGGACAGGCGGTTGTTGACATTCTTTCTAAGCCACAGCCAATCCAGACTGTTGGCGATACTCTAGACGCCTTCGGGCCTGATTTTGCAAAGCAGATAGAGCAATGCATCGAGGACAATAAGTCCAAGTATAAAAATCCATTTTATATCTTTGTTCTCACGAAGAAAGAATTTTGGGCGAACAACGTCGTCAGGAATTGGTTTATCGCGCGACAGACAGCACCTCATGCATTTGATATGATGGAACAGTATTCGAATTATACAAAAACTTTATATATTGTCGACAGCGCAAAAGGAAATATTAAATGTCTCTGGTCACTCCCAGGTTGGGATGATTGCCTCACTATCGCCAAAGCTCCACAGAAATTTGATCCAGAATTAGTAAAATGGGTCGAGGGATGCTTCACGAGGCAGCTGGATCGAGATGAATATCCTTTTGATTGGCAAGTAGCTTAGAGAGAGAAGCCAAAGATGGAGGCAGGCAAAAAACGCATCGTCTGAGGAATAGTATCAAGAATACTCAGCATTAGAAGGTGTAACTCCTTCCTCTCTCAGTTTTATTCAACTCTTTCCATTCTTGAAACAGTTCATCCACACGAAATGCTCATTTCTTGTGCATATTCCAATAACATAAACAATATTTGACAAAATCCTTTGCTTCGTCTATCAAGAAAATTGTTGAGTTAAAATATTCGTTGACACCGTAAGTGTCTAACTCAGCTTTTTCAAATAGGCGTAACGGGGCTATCGCAGGCCCAAGGAATGTTGATGACTGATGAAGTAGAACAGAGCGTGAATCAAGAGGAAGTCGCTCCCCCCACGAATTCAGAAGAGCAGCAGGACTCCCCGCAGGAGACGGCTCAGGAAGTTCAAGATCCTCCGATCAAGGATCAAGAATATAACTGGCGTGAGGCCCGCAGGAAGATAGACGAGTTAGAATATCGAACGAGACAGCAGGATGATTTGATTTCAAAGCTCCAGAATCAAAAAACTGTCGCCCCTCAAGAGGACGATCTAGCAAAACTGGCAGAAGATGACATTATCACTGTCAAACAGGCCAAGAATATTGGCCAGAAAATGGCCAGAGAAGTTGCAGAGCAAGTCATTCGAGAGCGGGAAGCAGCAACTGTTGATGAACGAGTCAAGAATAGATTCCCTGATTTCTACGATATTGTAACCAAAGAAAATTTTGGTGTTTTACAACAACAAGATCCAGAACTTGCGCAATCGATCGTTGGCCTAGCTCACGATCCATATGCTCAAGCTGTTGCGGCCTATAAATTGCTTAAGAAACAAGGATTTGGAGAAATGGCAAAGAATCAGCCTCAGAAGAATAAGGCGCTAGAAAACTCTCGCAAGCCTGTTTCAGTCCAGTCGGTGACGAAAAGTTCAGCAATCGGCGAAGTGCACAGATTTGAGAATGGATTGACTCCAGAGCTCAAGAAAGAGCTGTGGAAGGAAATGCAGCAGGCGATGAAAGGAACGTAAGCTGGATCTTTTTAATAGGTAAATTAAAAAGATGAGTATAACAACTACGTCGACCCTGCCGGCCCCTGTGCAGCAGTCGTTTTCGTTTAAGTTGCTCTCGGTTCCTGTGCCATACATGATCCACAAGATACCTGCAGAGCTAAAAGCAATGCCACGCAATGGTGGTACGACCCTTGACTAAACTAGGGGTCATTAAATCTTCTCTGATAGACTTGAAAACCTTACCACGTTATGGTGAAGGCAACAAGGGGCAAGATATGGAAACAAACTGGGATTTATTGGAAAAAGATACAGATCTCTTGAATTATGCAATAATAAAAATGAGATCTGAGGGAATAGAACCAGAAAAACTCAAAGATATTGTTGAATGGGTAAATTCCAAACCATATCCATATCCATATCAGCCTGAACGTAGCAAGCGAGAAGACTCCAGAAATGGAGATGCGGTGCTCTGAACATTGCAGAAATGCAGTGAGGAAAGTGCAATAGGCTTTCCCGCCTAGAAATAGGTAGTAACAAAATTGTAGAATGCGACGATACAATCCGCTCGCAACTGCGCCAGTGCCTCTTGGCAATAGTGGAGTGACACCTGCACCACAAAATCTGACCGCACTTAACATCGATGCCCAGATGGACTTCTACGGCACCTATGTACTCTTGAATGAGCAGGTCACTTTACAAAATCAAGATCCTAGCTATATTATGGAGGCAGCTTGATAGATTTTGCTTTTCACGAATGAGACATTTATGCTATAATAACTGGAGCACTAAACCAAAAGAAAACGCACAAGTTCTTTTAAATTTTTGCCAAAACTTTTCTCCTGTTAAACATAGACAAGCATCAGTTCCTAAAGAAGAACTTGACATTCGTGAAAATTTTTATCAAGAATTGATTCATTTAAATAAATATGGGATCTATAAATCTTCTCTGATTGACTTGGAAGCCCCACGGGGTGACAGGGCCGAAGACGAAAGTCACGGTGAACGACTAAGTGAGAAGACCTCGAAAGAGGATGCGATAGTCTGAACAGCAGACGAAAGCTGCTGAGAGCGATCCGAAGAGGTTGCTCCGCCAACTATCTGGAATTTCCGGATAGTTGGTCACAAAAGTAACAGAATGGTATTAAACGAAGCTGCACAACGCTTAGGCGTGTCACTTCGTCAAACAGAAGATCAGCTGATGCGAGATATGCTTGCGTCTACTGCAACTTTTGTGAATTGTATTGGTGGATCTGATGGTGATAACCCAACAGAAATCACCCGCAGTGACGTCGACTTTGTAGTCAGAACGCTGAGAGGAAACAATGCCTACAGCTATCTGTCAGGAGTCGAAGGAGAAAATCGTTTTGGAACAGCTCCAGTACGTGATGCGTTGACAAAATATGCGCATCTAAAATCTTGGGTAATTGACTTGGAACTCCTCGCGGCATAGGCTAAGGACAACAAGGGGCAAGCTATGGAATGGATAAATGTTTTTGATGCATTGCCAAAAATACATGAGGTAGTTTGGATATACTGGCGTGATCGAGAAGTCTTACTTGGTTGTAGGATAAATGACGATTCAGAGCCACACGAAAACTGGTACTCATTTGATGATGACAAATGCAGATGGACATACTGGTGGCAAAAGGTTTCATCAGAAAATTTAGATAAACCTTTTCCTCCATTAGGCAATACTTCCTCGCAGCCTGAACGACTAAATCCTGAGACTCCGAAAGGAGATGCGATAGTCTGAACTCTATGGCGACATAGAGAGGGAGATCCGAAGAGGTTTCCCCGCCATCAAAAAAATGGTCTAAAGTAACAGAATGATTTTGGGTTAGCGCATACTAACTTAATTGGGCAACTCGACAATGTTAATGGGTTCATCCAGAAATGGAATTATCCCAATCAACAGTCCACGCTTGATGCAGAATGGGGAACTGTTGCCAACGTTAGATTCTTACTATCTAGCATTGGCTCTGTAACGCCAAACGCATCATTGCTTGGAAATGATGTCTATAATTGTTTTGTCTGCGGCCGCGAATCTTTTGCAGCCATCGAACAAGACGGCTATAGCGCACAATTTATTTATCGACCACCGATCTATGATGGGCCTCTGGCTCTTAATGCATCTGTGGGCTGGAAAATGGCAGAGGTGCCGCGTCTCCTCAATGACACATGGCTTCTAAATCTTAGAATGACATTGGCATAAGGAGAAAAAAATATGTCTACACCTATGCATGCGTTAGTAAATGGTACTTTTTCAACAGGGTCTACTTTGACACCTGTTACTATCAACCTTCCTTCAGGGTATGATTACTTCCAGTTCTGGAATATCACAGACTGGGGTTCTACGGACGCTGACACAAGGATTATGGGAGCAGAAGGCTGGTCGTATATGCCTGCTGGATACGCTCTCACACATCCTAAGACAAGTGGAGCAGCCACATTAGGTCCTGCAGGAATTATCACCAGCGGAGGATTTACCTTCATCAGTGATAGTGGCGCTCAAACTCCTGGTCCAATCATCACGAACATCACAGCAATCACAAATGCTGCTGGTGCAGTAGCATCGACGATTACGCCAGCTGCTGTTGGGTCAGTTGTTCGAATCACCAACAGTGTTGGAATGTATCAAATTGGTGGCTGGGATTTCACGATCACGGCTGTCAATCCTGCTACAAGCATGACGCTTGGATACTTGGATGCCTCTGGCTTTTCAGCTCCAGGCACCACAGCATCATTCAGTGTCATTCCGTACAACCCACGGTACTATCCTGTTCGTCGAAGAATTACGAGCATCACACAAGCTGCTTCAGCTGTGATCACGATGTCCGTAACTCATGGATACACTGTTGGTCAAACTGTTCGGATTAGCGTCCCTGCAGGATGGGGGATGACTCAGATGAATGGCCTTCTAGCCAGCATCACAGCCATCAACACATCGACAAACTCGATCACTGTCAATATTAATTCGACAGGATTCACAGCATTTGCATTCCCGACGAGTGCATCTGCTGCTCTTGGGACAGGTGCTCCAGAAGTAACCCCAGTTGGGGAAACTGCTGCAGCTCCATATCAAAATCTTCTAGACGATGCGACATACAATACATCGTTCACTGGGATTTCGATAGATCCTTCGATGTTGATCGCGAACAAATCTTATGGTTGGATTGCCCGAAACGGCGTATTCATCTAAGTTTTGTGATTCTTGGGCCTCTCGTTCTGGGAGGCCCTGCTTTTCCAGAGACAAAACCCTAAACCGTTGCCCTAAGAGACGTTTGCAACTATCAGTGTCAAATAAAATTTTACTTTAACAAATAATAAATATTTGAAATATTGCGCATGAAACCTAACTTAGGAGGGTTCATGTCGCGACCAAAGAAAGTAGAAGAAAATAAAGAAGAACAAAAAGTTGAGAGTCAATCAACAGAATCAAAAAAGGAAGAGTTGATAATTGTTGCTCCTCCTGACACGAAACAAGTAGCGAAGGCAAAACTAAATAAGTTCATCGAAGAAGAGACAAAACTTGTCAAGGGAAGATTCAGAAACTACGAGACACCTGGAGGAGTTGTAAAGATTATCGTTAGAAAATACCCAGGAATCCCACCATTTGATAAAATAATGATTGATAACGAAATTTACGAGATTCCTCTATATGTGGCGCGACATCTTAACGGCGTGGATATCACCGCTGGCAACGGCAACACAAAAATTAATACCTGTGCTTGGCCAACTCATGGATTCAAATACGATGGTAAGGGAGATTTGCCTAAGAGTGCAACAGATGGTCAGGGAATTGCAGTTCCTATCATTGGCGTTGCTAAATGGAATCGAAGATATGGTTTTGAATCTTTGGAATTTGATACAGGAATGTAATTCTCTATGACAGCCCCTAATTATTATGTACCTAGCCAACAAGTCATTCTCGAAATAGTCAAAGGGCTGTCTACGACCATTGTTACAGAAAATCCTCATGGTTTTCTCACAGGACAAACCGTGAGGATTGAGATTCCTACGATAACCTACAACAACACAGTGCAGAAGATCGCTGAGAATGTAGGGATGCAGCAATTAAATGGATTTTTAGGAGAAATTACAGTCATTGATGATTACACATTTTCAGTTGCTGTAGATTCACGCCAATATGACGATTACATAGGCTTTCTCTCGCCTGTCTCTGCCACATCCATCGGCCAAGCCATTCCTGTCAGTGAACCAGCCGATACTCTTGATGGTGCTACTAAAAATAATAATAATATTCTTCCCGAGACGATCGGGACAATCCCTATTAACTCTTAGGCATGTATGACTATCCCCAGTACCTTAGCAGATATTAGAAATAAAGTGAGGAGGATCACAGGACGTCCCTCTACCACTCAAATCACTGATCAGCAAATCGATGATTACATCAATACTTTCTATCTGAATGACATGCCAGAGCATCTTCGACTCGAATCCCTTCGATACAACTATCAGTTCGTGACAAATGCAAATCAACCAGTTTATGATTTTCCCAGAGATTACTATCTAGACAATATGCCACCAGTATTCATTGGTGGATATCAATCCTACATGACTCAAAGCAGAGAAAACTTCTTCAGGATCAATCCACAACTGAATTTACTGCAGCAAATGGCAACTGGAAATGGAACTGCTGGGCCTTATGTATTTACTCTAACTAATACGCCCATTACCCCAGGATTCAAAACAAATCCTCCTGGCGCCTACTCTGTTTCTGTCATCAATACTCCCTCCGATATTCCTCCAGCCCAAATCAACTGGAATGTCCTGATTTCAGGGGTGAATGGATCAAATCAATCAATTTGTCTAGTCGATGATGGACAAGGAAACTTATTCGACGTCAATGATTTCTCCTCTGACCCTAATCCTGATCCAAGCAATGTTCCTCCATGGCGAGGAGCACTTGGGACGATCAATTATCTGACTGGAGCTGTCACGGCCACTTTCTCGCAGCCAATTGCTGTCGGTGCCAATATAAATGCACAATACATCCCATATGTTGCCAGTCGCCCTCAGAGCTGTGTTTTTTATCAGGACCAGTTCTACCTCTACCCTATTCCCGATCAGGCCTACACGGTCAGTTTTGAGGCCTTTAAATACCCAACAGCGTTAATTAACGATTCTAGTGTTCCACAATTAAGAGAATGGTGGCAAGTTTTAGCCTATGGAGCTGCAGATAAAATCTTTGCAGATAATGGGGATATGGAAAATTTACAAAAGTTTCGACCATTATTAGAAGAACAACTTAAATTAATACAAAGAAGAACTATTGTTCAATATACTTCAGAAAGATCTTCAACAATTTATACTGAACAAACTAGTTTTCCTCAGTACCCATTTGGAAACCTTTTCTCAGGATTTTAAAATAGGAAAAATATGTCATATAATCCTTCGATTCCACAGCCAGGGGATATTCCCTCGCAGTCACAGTCTCAATTCCTCACCAACTTCACTCAGCTGAATACGCAATTTGGCACTGAGCATTTTGCTTTTAATGCAGCGTCCTCAAATGGGAAACATAAATATGTCACGCTGATTCAGAATCCTACGATTGCGGCTCCTCTAGGCACAGAACTCCTTCTACGGCAAGTATCGGCTGCTAGTACCAATGATGTTGAATTTGTCGATGTCTCTGGAAATAGCTGGTATATCCCTCTCCGGCGTCTCTTCACTCCCATTGCCATTCCTGCTGGAACAAACAATGTCAATCTTTTAGATTTCTCGACAGCAGCATTAGGCGCGCAAATTTCGGGGACAATTCAGACTTTTGATCTTTCTACTCCTACCAGGCAGAATTTCACTCCCTTCGCATATTTTGGTGGAGTGCTGTATATCCCAGTAGGATCAGGACAGTTAGCATCAGGCAATACCTTTGCAAAGCTTCAGTCCTCTGGCTCTGTCTTGCAATTGGTCGTCAATGGCCTAGGCGCTCCTACTACCATAACCTTAATTATCACTGAGTCACGAACATGAGCTATCAACCTCACTATATCGCTTCCTTTGAAGATGATAGCGGTTTGTTCACATATATGGAGCCTTTTCTCATCCCAGAAAAAGCATTTCCAATATTGGAAGATGCATATTGCTGGAGAGGAAGAGTGTTGAAGAGACAAGGATTTGAGCTTCTAGGACGATTACGTAGGATATTGACGACAGCATCGATAGGAAACATTTCAGCGGGTGGAGCTTCTCCCCCAAATGTTGTGGTAAATATTTTTACAGCTTTGGGAATCAATGTCGACGAACCCCTTGCTCAACTTCAGCCTGGATCCGCGACTAATCCTCTCGTCATCACAATTGGCGCTCCAATAAGCCAAGTGCTAACTGATACTACTGGTACTGGAACATTGTCGATTGCCCCAGCAGGCGTGATCACAGCAGCTACGATCAATTACAATACAGGAGCGTTAACACTCACATTTTCAGCAGCCTCCGCAGCTTCAGCAGCCACGATTTCTGGCGCTTATTATCCTGGACTGCCAGTTATGGGATTGAGGACGAGAGAGCGGCCAGCAGTAAATAATGAAACAATCGTGGCTTTTGATACTATCTACGCATATCAATATAATTCTACAACCCTTCAATTCGAAGAATTACCTTCTACTGCTCCAACTACTTGGAATGGAACTGATTCTGAATTTTTTTGGTCTACGAACTATTATTATGACTCTTCAGGGAATGAAATTTTCTGGGCAACCAATGACAACATGACAGGCGCGCCGCAGGACCCAATTCGATACTACAATGGAACGACCTGGACAACCTTTGCTCCTCTTGTCACTGCTGGCGCTCCTACTAGCACTTTGTATAACGCGCTGATCATTCTTTCCTATAAAGATCGATTGATCATGTTGAATACCTGGGAAGGCACAACCGCTGGAACGATCACAGCAGCTTCAAACTTCCCTCAGCGAGTCAGATGGAGTCAGAATGGCAGCCCACTTGATCCTACAGCATTCGAGAGCGATGTGGTAGGCAAAGGCGGATATCTAGACGCTCCCACAAACGAAATAATCGTATCGGCAGAATTTGTGAAAGACGTCCTGCTGGTGAAGTTCGAACGATCCTCATGGAAGCTTGTCTATACTGGAAATGAGACGCTTCCATTTGTATTCCAGAAGATCAACACAGAACTTGGAGCAGAGAGTACTTTTTCGCTTGTCCCATTTGACAGAGGAGTATTTGCTGTCGGAAATTTTGGCATCACCACTGATGACAGTGTGAATGTGGAGAGGATCGATCTGCAAATCCCTAACACGATCTTCGGGTTCAACAATGACAAACAGGGCGTGGATCGAGTATATGGGATAAGAGACTATTATAATGAATTAGTTTATTGGACTTATCCTGATTCACATGATGATCCATTATATCCAAACACAACATTAGTATTTAATTACAGAAACAATACTTACGCAACTTACACTGATAGTTTCACTTGTTTTGGATATTTCCAGAGAGCGCAAGACTTGAGCTGGGCGCAACTTCCATACAACAGCTGGACAGATTGGAATACTCCATGGAATTCTGGGGTTGACCAAAGCCTTTTCCCGAATGTTATCGCTGGCAATCAGCAGGGATTCGTGGAAATTGTAGCACAGAAATCCTTAAATGACGCTTCTCTCTTCATTTCGTCGATCAACTTTTCTCTAACTCCAGTTCAATTCACCGTGCCGAATCATAACTTAGAGAGCGGGGATATAGTAAAAGTAACGAACATTATTGGAGGAGGAGGATTAAATCCTTCTTCCTTAAACAATAACACTTATAAAGTAAATGTTGTTAATGAAAACACAATTCAATTGTTTTATTTTAATTCTGTAGATCAAACATTCGATGACTTATTGGCTGCAGGCCTCGTGAATTCCACGAGTCTGTACTTCGGTGCTGGCCTCTTGGCTAAGTTCAATAATTTTAACATTGCTACAAAAATTTTCGCTCCTTTCTATGAAAATGGAACGCAATGCAGAGTGGGATATATAGATTATTTGATCGACAAAACGACAGCTGGACAATTAACAGGAGAGTTCTACATCAACGAAGACAACTCAGATTCGATGAGCGATGAAAATGTGAATGTGTGCCTTCTTGGCAACAATACTATCCTCACCTATCCCGAATCCTTGACTCTCATTCCACAGCAGGCAAATCAGAAGAAGATTTGGCATAGGCAATTTATCCAAGCTATCGCCCAAAACTTTCAGGTCGTCCTAACGATGAACGATGTTCAAAATGCCACGCAGGCAATCGCTGATGAAGAGTTTGTCCTTCATGCTATGACTTTTTACCTTTCTCCGAATGCTAGGATGACGCAATGACCTTTAACCCTTCTAATACCAAAACTTCTTATCTCTCTACTGCTGAAGTTTTCCCAGAAGATCCAAGCCAATTTCTCATCAAGCTCACAAATCTCTACATCGATATTGCCAACGCTGTCAATATTCGAGAAATAGCTCGATACGAGAACATAGAGATCTTAACCGGCCAGCAGTATTTCACGCAAGGGAACAATCAGACAAAGAGATATGTGTTCAGAACGGTATTTAGCTTCGGCGCGATTGTGGCAGGGGCAACGTTGACGGTGGCGCATGGCATCACAGGCCTTGTTCTTCCTGTGCATATTTATGGCGTTGCTACAACTTCTGTTCCAGACTGGCGCCCGATTCCCAGCGCTCCTACCTCAGGAAATGACTACATCTTCGTCAGCGTTGATCCAACGAACTACAATATCAAGAATGGGGCTGGCTCACCGAATATCACTGGCGGAACGCTTGTCATAGAATATTTAAAAAATTAGTTGTCTTCTGTTAAGATACAGAAAAGTAACAATAGGAAAATAAAATGGCACAAGATACCTCCTCAAAAAAACTCAAAGCAGGACATAAATACGGCCGATTACAGAGGTATGAGACTCTGTCCAAAGAACAGAAAAAGGTCCTGAAGCAATTTGGCAAGCCTGTCAAAGCTGAAAAATTCAAAACGCCAGAAACCATGAAGCGAGGATTGGAATTCTTGCAACGTGGCATCACTCAAGGTCCTCCTATTTCTCCTACAGAACAAGCAGGACAAGGATTTCTCCAGAATCTTCTCTCGCGCACTCCTGAGCAGCAATATCAGACATTCGCACAGCCTTTCATGAGACAATTTCAAGAGCAGACAGTGCCACAGTTAGCTGAGAGATTTAGTGGATTAGGGGCGCAAAGATCATCAGCATTTGGGCAAGCTTTAGGTGGAGCAGGCGCTGGATTGCAAGAAAACCTTGCAGCTCTAAAAGGGAATTTGATCAATCAAATGCTCGGACAGCAACTCCAAGGGGCAAATGTTGGATTAGGATACTCACAGCTTCCGGGACAGAGATTTGGGCAACAATTGCAAGCTACGCAACTTGGCATTCCTTCAAGTCTCCTGCCTCAAGAGATGCAGCAGAGATTGAATCAGAACGCGCAGCAACAGCAATATCAACAGAGAATGGGAATCCTTGGCACGCAGCCATGGGGAACAGCAATGATCGCGCCTCAGGGAAGAGAAGGATTTTGGAGCCAATTTGCCCCATCCTTAGCAGCAGCTGGAGGAAGTGCTCTTGGATCATCATTATTTTCTGGATTAGGTTCGATGGGCGGAAATTGGCTGAGTGGATTATTTGGAGGAGGATCTAAAGGTATGATTGAAGCTCCACAGGTTTCGCCAGGATTCTTTGGTTAAAAAATATAGGAATAATATGTCAATTCAATTCATACCTCCTGCATACACTCAGCGTCCGCAAGGCATGAGCAGCAAAGTGGGCCAGGCGCTAGGCCAAACTCTTCAAGGAGCGACAAATCTCTATCTTCAAAACAAGATTCAGGGATATTTTGATGAGCAGAAAACTGCTCAACAAATGGCATCACGATCCAAAGGAGCAAAAGCTTTAGCCGCCTTACCACAATTCAAAAATACTCCAGGCCTCGAAGAGTTGCTCACGTCAGTTCCTGAACAGCATTGGGCGCCTTTGTTGCAACAAGTTGAAGAATCAAATATTGGGTCCATGAATCTTGGCGGAGACATTTCGTCGTTGCTACGAGGACAACCAGCTACTCAATTGCCATCGCAACCAGTACAAGGATCGCAGCAAATGGCTCAGCAGCCTCCATTGCAGCCACTACCTACTTCTGCCACTACTGCTGCCAATCTTTCGGCTGCCCAGAGAGCTTCTCCAGCAATGGCGCCATATTCCCCTGAATTTTTAGCGCAAATGACACAAGTGCCACCAGCAGTGGCACAAATGCCTGGCGCTACTTCTCCAGAACAAGAATTAACTCAAGGACAAAAACCTATTCTCCTCGGCGATCTCCCAGAAGAACACTATCAGGCATTGAGGAACAGACTTGGATCAAATACAGCAAAGAAAGAAGCGGATAAAATTCGAAAAAGTCAAATAATGACGACTGCCGCTCAGACAAAGACAGAAACAAATAGGAAAAGAGAAGAAAGAGAAAGTGAATCACATGCAGTTCTAATGGAAAAGGAGCCAAGAGAATATATTAAAAAACTAAATGACGAATATAATTCTTCTTTGAAAAAACGACCTATCTATAAAACTCTAGAATCCAAAGCTCCTGAATTACAGAAAGGATCAGTATTACGAAAGTATTTGATGGATAAATACGATTTACCTGCTGGTTTTATGCTTGACAAGACTGGAGAAGTTTTAGAAAAGCTTTCTCAAAATCTTCTTAGAGGAATATCCGCAGATTATAAAGGAAGGATACTTCAATCAGAAGTTGAAAATTATTTAAAAGGCGTTCCTTCTTTAGCAAATACTCCTGAAGGTATTGTCCAATTATCTAAAATATCCTTAGAAATGGATAAACTGTCTGAAATGAAGTGGAAATTAGCGAATGAAATAAAAAAAGACTACAGGGCTAGAGGAGAACGATTACCTGAAGATCTTGAAACTCAGGTTCTCGAGAAAAGTGAAAAATTTGCTGATGATGTTTATAAAAACATTGAAAATATTATTGGTTCTAAACAACTTCAGGAAGTAGAAGATGAGCCTGTTATTGTGACAAATCTGAAGACAGGACGTACGGGTCCAATGCCAAGGAAATTTGCAGAAGAAGCAGCTAAGACTGGAGGATACCAAATCAAATGACGGTAGATTATGACAAATACTTCTTACCAGAGAAACCAGTTTCCAGTGCTCCTCAACAACAAGATTTTGATAAATATTTCACTCCAGAACGAACTGTAAAAGAATCAGTGAGGCGCGATATTGGTAGAACTGCAAAATCTGTCGCCGCCCCAATTCTTGGAGGATATGGAGATATACAAGATCTACTTCTCTCTTTAACATCAAAAGTGTATGGTGTAGATCCAGAAAAAGTCAAGGAACGCCTACAGAAAATGGCTGAAGAAGATCAAGAAATTCCTTCTTTGATGCCTTCTACGTCTGAAATCAAGAAATCTGTCGAAGAAATTGCTCCATCTCTCAAACCAGAAACTGCAGGTGAGAAAACATATGAGGAAACATTAGAACTTGGATCGACATTGGCTAATCCTTTGATGGGTGGTGCTAAAATTGGACGCGCTGCAGTTGGTGCGTTAACAGGAATGTTGGTAAAAAAAGGAGCTGAAAACATCGGCGTCGGTGAGACAGGGCAAGAATTAGCCAAGAATATCGCTTCAATCATTCCGCTGGTCGTTTCAGGAAAGATAACACCTACAACAACTCAAGCGAAAGAGCTCTACGAAGCAGGAAAAAGAGCTGGCCTCACAGACAAACAACTTGCTCCTCTGATGACAGAGAACTGGAAGTTAGCTTCCCTTGGTAAATTCGCCAAGCAATCTCCTGAGATTACTAAAAGAATGTCGGAGGTCGAATCTACTCTGGGAGAATTTTATAAGACTATCAAGAAATCGGCTGCTCAAGAAGCACCATATTCTTCCACACAAATTGAAAATCTTGGGTCAAAGATGCAAGATATTTCAGATTCATGGAAACGAACCCTGAAAGCCGCTCCAGATAAGGAAGCTGCAATAAAATTCGTTGATGAAGCTATAGCAAACTTAAAAACTAGAGGGGCGACTCCAGAATCACTAATTAATTTTTATCAAGACATAAATGCTGCTGTAAATTGGAGAGCTATTAAAGGAGGAAAGAAAGAACTTTCTGAAATTAAAAATTTAATTTCTTCTACATTGAAAGAATCCTCTCCTAAATTAGCAAAAGATTTTGAATCCGCGAATAAGCTTTGGTCTAAGCTAGAAAAATTCAGGAAGGAAGTTGGATGGGGTGAAACGTTGGAAAAATATGCCAAATTTGGTGAGTTTGCTCCGTTACTTTTTAATCTAGCGACATTCAATATTCCAGGTGCTGTGAAGGTAGGAGCAGGAATAGCAGGGGCAGAAGCAATCAGAAAAATAGCTACAGCGATGTTGACCAATCCATCATTTCAAAATATTTCCAGAAATACTCTTAGAGCTGCTAAAACAAATAGTCCAAAAATAGCTCAATTGGCATACAATCAATTAAAAGAAGTAACCAAGAAAGAGTTTCCAGAAGAATATAAACAGATAAATTGGCCTTAGGAAGAATTATTCTTCATCAGGAATCATGTCATTCCAAAACAGATAATGAAACACTGGTAGAACAATCATTCCAAGTAAAACAATTCCTATTACAGGAAAAACAAAGTTTGCTAAAACTACTTCCAGTAAAAAAGTAAACATTATTCTTCCTTCTTTAATTTAATTCTTTCTTCTAAAGCACAAAGCCTTCCGTGGAAATCCTTCATTTCATTGCTTGATAATTTCGTTTCGTCTCTCAAGTCTCTCAGATCATTTCTGATTTCTTGATGATTTGCCTTGGCTGAGTTTGAAATATTGATAATGAAAGAAATAATGCAGGTAAAAAAGATCGTAAACTGTAACCAATCCATTAATTAATTCCTATGCATTGCCTTCTTAAATTCATCTCTATCTCGCTTCATTTCATGGCTCATTTTTTTATTGTACATGAATCCCTTCACAACAAAATATGAGCAAGCGATAACAACAAGAGCTAATTGAATGTAATCTCTGTACATGGGTTATTTCTCCTCCTTTAGCTTCTTTTTTTCTTCCAATGCACAAAGTCTGCCGTGGAAATCTTTGATCTCGTCCTTAATAGCAATAATTATTGCTAACATTGAATTATGATCGTTCTGAATTTTCATATCTGCTGTCTGACGATCGCTTTGAATTTTTGCTTCAATAGCTTTCAGATCACTTCTTCCTATTAAGAAAAAACCAGCCATTGCAAAAGTAAAGACGATAAGTTGTGTCCAGTCCATGTTATTTCTCCTCCGCGAACTTTTTTCTTTCCTCTATGGCACATAACCTCCCGTGAAAATCTTTTATCTCAGCGTAAGTCTCTTGATGCATTGACGACAGTAGCTCTTCTACTCGTCTGTTGTCTGCTCGTCCTTCTGACCTAGACCAAAAGAACATGCCACATATAGTTACCATAATCACTACAAGCTCTAGAACTTGAACCTTGATTTCATCTTTCATGTGTTATTTTAACTCCATCTTTCTCACTCTTTCTTCAAGATCCTTGATTTTTCTTCCTCTATCAATATTTACGTCTATCCATTTAAGTATATGGTAAAACAAAAACGCAAAAATTATCGGCCAGGTGATAGAAAAATATGTCATCAACAATGTAGATGTGTCCATAATTAACCTACTGCTTCATTCTGATGCTATACATTAGCAGGACGGTCCAAAAAAACACAAGCAAAATCTCAGACGCAATGATGAGCTCCATGGACTTAACAACCTCTTTTCTCAAGATTTAACAAATGATGCTTCACACAATACTGTGAAAGGATTTTTCGATCTTCTGATTTAACATCCTGATCGACAGATCTGTCATCTTTCGGTATTCCTTCATTTCCCTTTCCTCTTCGTGACAAAATTCTCTGATATAACAAAATCCTCCATAAATGCAGAAAATATTAGCAACGACCGTAATAAATGTTATCCATGAATCCATACATTTTGTCTCCTATTTCTAGAGTCCTCAACATACATGAATAAAATATTTTTGACACATCTCCCGTTTAATGGTATTGTAAAGGAAATTTATCAATACCCCTCATGTGAGGCTCAAATAATAGGAGAAGGTATGGCACGGTATCTCAATCCCCAAGGCGAATCGCTTTACGGGACACCACAACCAATAGTAAATCAATTTCCCACCCCCATTCCAGCTAGGAGAGATCCTACGACATCAGATACTGGATATATCATTGGGCAGGTATGGGTCAACAAAGTTGCTGGCACAGTTTGGGCGTTGGCATCAAATAGTGGTGGAGTGGCTTCCTGGCTAAGTCTTGGAGGTAGTTTAACTCCCACTGTTGCAACTATCACAGCCACCACCTTCATCACTGCGACAGCTGGAACGTCAACGTCTCTCAATGGCAATACTTGGGCAGGGATAGGGACGAACGCTAATATCAACCTCGTCATGACTCCCAAAGGGACAGGTAATATCGTGGTATCGTCTGGCAATGTTTCTCTGACAAATGGGAACGTTGTTGTGAATACTGCAGGGACTGGAGTAGAGATCAAGGAAGGCGCGAATGGAAGGATGGGGACATCCACACTTGTCGCTGGAACTAAATCTATTTCTATCGCCTCTGTAGATGCTTCTACACGAGTATTTCTTTCCCGCTCTGGCCTCAACGCATCCCCAGCTCTAGGATTCTTGATTGCTAATACCTCAGTTCCAGGAACGCTCACTGTTTCATCATATGATGCAACAGGAGTAGCGGTAGCAACTGATGTATCACAATTCAACTATCTCTGTGTCGAAGCTCTCTAACTTTAAGGGGAAAAAATGAGCTCTCTAAGTGTAAGAGTTTTTTACGAAGCTCTGAGATCGATTAATTCTGCAACCTTCACTGGATCATATCAGCCACTGGGATCTCCTCTGGCTCACAATCCTTTTCTGATAAAGCTTGTGAATACTTCCACGGTCCCTGTGACGATTTCGATCGACGGCGTGACAGATCATGACATTTGTCCCGCAGGATGTTTCTTTCTCTATGATGAAACTGCAAATGCCTCTAGAGAAGCAGGGTTGACGGTTGCCACAGGTACGCAGGTTTGGGTGAAAGGATCAGCAGGCGCAGGATCTGTCTATCTCGTCGTCCAATACGCAGGAGGCTAAGACATGTCACAAGCAGGAATTATAAACGTACAGAGTGTCCCAGCTGTCCCTACGACATTTGTGACAGATTCAGGAACGGCAATACCAGCGCTGAATATTCTCAATGTTGTTACTCCGGGATCAGGAACGCAAGGCATTTCCACAAGTGCCTCTGGCAACACTGTTACTATCACGCTCTCAGAGCCAAAGCTTTCTGGAACAGGGACTACGGCAGGGGCGGTGACGTCGAATATCATCATCCTCCCTCTTGGTGCGGTTCCTGGTGTCTACACATTTGATGCGCAGATATCAGGATTTGACCCAACCAATGACATAGGCGTGGGATATACGTTGGTGGGAGCTGTCAGGACGAGTGGCGCTGCGGCAGTGTTGATTAGTGGACAAGATTTGGACCAATTCGAGGAAGCAGGAATGGAAGATGCTGATGCAGCCATTTCCGTATCTGGCAACACAGCAATCTTCTCAGTGACAGGAGTTGCTGGCCATAACATGGATTGGAAAGTTGTCTCTGAATATGTATTTGTAAGTTAAGAGGAAATATGTCGGCACAATCTGGTTTCGCTAATAATGTAATGTACGCTCAAAACGTTAGATTTGACGGAGCTTCCCATCCAGGACAAATTACCAGCGACGGGCAACTTCTCATCGGTTCTAGTGTTTCTCCAAACATTCAAGTGGGCAATTTGACGTCTAGTGATGGAAGCATTGTTATCACGAATGGGCATGGAACGATTAATCTTTCTGCTTCTCCTGAAGCTGTTTCCCAGAAGCAGATCTTCTATGTTGCCAAGTCTGGAAACAATTCCAATACTGGAACGAGTATAAATCAGGCTGTCCTCACTTTTGGGCAAGCGATTACTCTTGCTACCGCCCAGACGCCTTCTGCCACCAATCAATACGTCGTTTATTGTTGTGATGACGGTGTCTACACTGAAAATATAACTGGACTTGAATACGTAGATATTTTTGCCCCCAATGCTTCTATAGTTGGAACTCTCACATTAACTGATTACGAATATGTAAAATTTAAGACATTAACATATAGTGGAAGCGGATATGCAATTACAAAGAGCTCAGGGACAACCTATCTTGATCTTGAGATTGACACTATCACTCTCGGGACATCCACCAACGGCCTCTCTTGCTCAAGTGGATTTACGAACTTCACCTGGAAACAGCTTTACGTAGTCAATGGCTATGGAATTGGAAATTACACGGGAGGAGAAACACATATCCACCTTAAGGGAGGAGATATTTATGTCTCCGGGACAGGATATGCTCTTACCTGCGTAGGAACCAACTCTATGGTGGGTCGGATTGACCACATCTTAGATAATGGAACTGGAGTTGGTCATGGGATTCTCTGTGTAGAGGGAGAAATTGATCTCAATGTTTCGAGAATCGAGAGCCTTGCAGTTGGGATATCTGTAGGAACTACCTCTCTCTACTCTCCTGTAGCTAACCTTGATGTCAACATCATCAGTTGTACTGAAGCATATGCCGTAGGATCTACTGGAACTCTAAATCTTTGCTGTGGGAACATTACTGGCACTACTTCTGTTGCTGGTACTCTCGCTCTGGCTCAATTCTCTGCTCCTGGCACTACTGGAACTGTCTTAACTGGAAATACAGGCGCTAATCCTTCCTTTAGCTCAACCCCGACAGTTTCGAGCATCACTATCTCGAATGCTCCTGTTGCCACCACTGATGGCACGAATAAAGCTTATGTCGATGCCATAGCAGCTGGAATTGAATTCAAAGATACGACTCAGGCGGCTAGTACTGGATCGTTAACTGTTACGTATTTTAATGGCGTCTCTGGAGTTGGCGCTACATTAACCAATGCTGGAGCACAGGCCGCATTCGCTATTGATGGATACACAGCTTCATTAAATGATAGAATTTTAATCAAAAATCAAAGTTCTACTTTTCAGAATGGTATATATTCAGTTACAGTATTGGGAACTTCTCTAACTAATTGGGTTCTTACTAGAACTACAGATTATGATACTCCTGCTCAAATGCCTGAAGGATCTGTCGTTCCAGTTCAACAAGGAACTGTTAACGCCAATACTCTCTGGCTCCAAAATGTTTCTGTCTCTGCTATTGGAAGCGGCAATCCTATCACTTATCAGAAATTTCAAAGCGCTCCAATTTCTACAACACAAAATGCGTTGCTCGTAGGGACAGCAAATAATGGAGTAGGAAGTCTGGCAAATTTGACCAATGGCCAGATAGTCATAGGAAGCACAGGCAATCCTCCTCAGGTCATAACGCCGACGGCAACTTCTGGAGGAAATCTTGCTGTTACGGCAAATGCCACTACGCTCAGCTATGGCATCTCAGCACCAGTTAGCATCGCAAATGGAGGGACCAATGCCACATCTATAACAAATACCGATGGAATTGTTTATTTCGATGGCACTCGTCTTGTAGATACTGCAGCTGGCACATCTGGGCAAGTATTGCTAGGCAATACGTCTAATCCTGCTGGCTGGGTAACGCCTACCTCTGGGACGGGGACAAGCGTGACGGCAAATGCCACAACTCTTTCTTGGGGTCTCTCAACTCCTGTATCTGTAACAAATGGTGGAACGGGAGCAGGAACTTTTACTGCTGATGGTGTTCTGTATGGTAACACAACTTCGGCTATTGGCGTAACGGCAGCTGGGACAAATGGGCAAGTATTCTTGGGGAATACAAGTAATCCTCCAGGTTGGGTGACACCTACCGCAACGTCTGGTGGTGGATTAGCGGTCACGACGAATGCAACGACATTGAGTTATGGTATCTCTGCTCCTGTCAGCATAGCTAACGGAGGGACCAACGCTACCTCAATGACTAACACTGATGGCGTGTGCTATTTTGATGGAACGAGAATAAATACTACGGCAGTTGGAACGTCTGGGTATATATTAACTTCAAATGGCGCTGGAAATGCTCCGACTTTTCAATCATCTGCTCAGATTGCTACAATAACTCTTAATTCAAATGCAATAAAGACTTTGAACGCCAGTCCCACGGTGATCGTTGCTGCTCAAGGAACAAGTACTGTCATTCCAATATCATTATCGGCAAAATATATATATGGGGGATCTAATGTATTCACGGGAGGAGCTAACATAACATGTAAATGGAGTTCTGCTGCTGGAACTTCGGCTTTTGGTAATATCTTTTTGACTTCAGCCATTACTGGAACTGCAAATGTATATTCAGCTGTTTTGACATTGGGTGGAGCAGTAAACAATCAACCGCTAGTAATAACTTCAAATGGACCAGATTATGGAGGCAACGCTGCTGGAGATAATTCTATTGAGATGACTTTATTTTATTATGTATCTTCATTTTAAATAGGTAGTTATGAGTAGTCAACTTCCTTCAAGAAATCCTACCGCCTACTTAGGCACAAGATCAACGAATCCTGGACAAGTTTATTTCAAGACTCATGATCCTGTCAGCACTGTAGATTTTCGCCCTTATATTCCTGGAGATATTTGGATCAACACAGCAGGAAACACAGTGTGGACGCTGGTGAAGAAAACTACCACATCCGGGACATGGGTAGGATATAGCGGAGCATCCAATGACATCGAGCAAATTACTCCATCTTCTGGCGCTCCTATCGTTCCAATAGCCAACAATGTGAATCTCCTTGGCGATTCGACGTCCGGCGTAGCCACGACTAACACGGCCTCTAATGCTATCACTATTTCAGTGGCCAATGCTTCCACAGCAAGCAAAGGTGTTGCAGAGTTTGATCCTACATATTTTTCTGTCACTTCTGGAACTGCAACTCTCAAGGTTCCCCTTACTATTTCTGCCGGAGGGACAAATGCCTCATCCTTCTCAACCTCGACAGGAATCGTTAAATACAATGGAACTGCTCTAGTCTCCTCTGCCAATGCCACGCTAGACTCTTCGGACAGATACCAAAATCCTGCACAGCCTGTGTTCATTGCCTCAGCTGCACTCCAATCCAATGTAACTGGCGATGATACAGACTACGTGGTGCAATTCACGACAGTGACAGAGAATGTGGGGAGTAGCTTCGATGGAACCTCGACATTCACAGCGCCAGTCAATGGAAATTATTCTTTCAACTACGTCCTCACGACAAATGGAATAGTGGCCGCCAACACAGCTCTCAACGTAGCGTTCAATATAAATTCATCGCCCATCGACATGCAATTCTGCAATGCATTCAATTGCTCCACAGGAGGAACGCTAAGGGTTATAGGATCGCAGATATTCAAATTGACTGCTGGCAACACTGTGCAGGTCTTACTCACTGTCTCCAATGGATCAAAAGTTGTCAGTGTAATTGGAGGCTATTTCCAAGGCTATTTATTGTTTTAGGCATGGGCATGGAGATCGATTGCTGTGTTGCCTGTGGCGCAAACATTGTCGTGGGGAATAGAGCAGCCTCGTAATTCCTCATTGTCTCCTGCATCAAGAAAATAGCATCCTTCAGCTTCTCTATCTCTTCTCTAGCTTCCTGATATTTCTTTTCCAATTCATCATGCCTGCTAAACATGCCCCTACGAATGTTTCCGAGGCTCTTTTCTACTTCTCTTATCTCGCCTTTTAATATTTCGGACTCTGATCTTTCGAAAAGCTCCAGCTGAAGACATGACATATTTTCTCTCCTCTCTTTCTTCGTGAGAGAAAATATTAGGATTTTTGGTCAATACAAATCAAGGCAAAAATCTCTTGCCCATTCTTCCCATTGACATTTTTATTTTTTGAATATATGAGGAAGATCCAAAGGAGGATATATGAAAAAATTATTGTTCATTTTACCTTTGTTTTTTTCACTCATTGGCTGTACCATCTCTATCACCCAAACTGATACGCATGGTGTTTCTGATGATGTTGTAGATACGAATGCCTCAGCTGATGCAGATGTCCAAGCTGATGCCTCAATACCACTCATGAAAAAGTAGGAGATTTATGGAAATTCCAAAAATTAGTTACTTATTGACTTTTGTATTCTTGATGGTGTGTGTTTTATTGATTTGCTTTGTTTTTTATATTGGATTAATTGGAGAAAAAGAAGCAAAGAATGAGAGTAATTTAAAACACTTACAAGAACTTAGCGTTAGCATCCCAATGCATAGCTAGTATCCAAAACCTCCTGGCACATCTCTGAATGGAGCTGGGAGGTTGTTTCCTCCCATTGCCTCTAGATATAATCTATCAAGGTCCTGGGCGGACATCCTGGACATTTCTTTTCCAAAAAAATGTGTATAGATAGCGTAGCGAAGAGCATCGCAGTTCTTGACGATGACGCCATTCGCTATAAAATTTCCATTGACTTTTGTGGCTAAGCAATAAACATCTTCATTGCCTTTTTTTCTTATTCCTCGTATCCCAACGAGCTTTGGCTGCGCATGATTTGGAACAATTTGTTGTATGAGCATATTTATTTTTCCTAAACTTTTTTCCACAATTCATTGAAGTGTTGATTTTCCATGTTAACACCATATCTTTTAGCGTCAAGTCATGGAGCATTTTATATCCTCTTTCTGTATAAATCAAGTGGTCGCCTGTAGCACAAAGCAATGTTCCGTCATCTAATTCAAGCTCATATATTTCAGCGTTTTTTCTAGTCAATGAAGGATTACTAAAAAGATCCTCCACAATACATTGTGAAGCCATATCTAAATTATATATTCGTCCAGATTTCTTTTGCTTTGCAAGCTCTTCGATCGTGATATTTCCCTCTGGAGTAGATATAATTGTCGACGCAACAACGCAAGCATGATCACGATCTTTCAAAGGCTTGTCTTCCCCTGTCTTTTGGCATTTCGGATCCCAAACATATCCCTGTACTTCTTTTATCAATGCCTCGCATTTCCTGCAGATCTTGAGAGTCCCATTAGACATAAATTTGGAGACCAATCGTATCCCGTCCACTACTTCATTCTCTGCTTCAAATAAATTATGTATCCCAGATCTTCCAAGCTCTAGCTTGAATGAAGCCGCTGAAGGATCAATGTAGATGGCTTTGATTGCCTTATTTTCTATAAATCTTTTGAGATCATCTGCATATTCTGAATCTGTTTTCTGTCTTTGTTTTATCTTACTGTCCCAGTAATAGACATCCTCCACCCACATATTTGGATATCTGGACCTGTTTATCCCTATTAAGACAAATGAGCATGGATTGGTCGTCCCATAATCTACTCCCACAATGTAGAACTCTGCTGTCCCCGGAGGAAAATCGATGACATGGATGGAAGTATCAAAGAAATCGTAGATAGCTCCCTCTGCCTGGACCCAGCGTCCTTCTATGAATCTTTGGAACCAGATCCCCTTGTATTGTCGCTTGAGATAATCAGCCTCATCTTTTGTGAGTTCAGGGTTATCATCGAGAGTGAATTTCCAGCTCTTCACATCAGGATTATCAGTGAGAAAATCCTTCTTGAGCCAATGGTAGGGACTGTCAGGATTGGTAGTAGCGAAGATTCTCGCTCCTTTCATAGCGCATCTAGAAATGAGCATCCTGAAGACCGACTCTGGGATGATAGTAGCTTCGTCTACATATGCTCCAGAAAATGTAGGTCCTCGAATCTTTGCCTCAGCTCTCTCGTCATCTGCTCCAATGATATGAATGGTTTTCCTGAAAACCATCATTTCTCTCTTCCCAGAATAGTACTTGACATCACTGCCAATCATCTTGGTGAGCTGTGGAAGGAGATTTCGTTTGAAGGAATCATATGTCCTTGTGATGATGCAATATTCGCCCTCAGGACCATATGTGAGCTCTTTTAGCCATCGCCATAGACTTATGTATGTCTTTCCAGAACGGACAGCTCCTTCCCATATATTAATTCTCGCATCAGAATCATGTAAGGAAAAGAGCTGTTTATCTGAAAGAGACGACATCAGATCGTCTCTAGTCGATAGTTTTTAAGGCCTAGACCAGAATAGCAGTGTCTTCCATTTCTATCTGTTGGCTTCACATTTTTGTTTCTAGTGACGTAAACAAATTCTCTGAAAAACGTATGCTTTTGCTTCAGAGGAATAGAATTGAGCCTGCACCATTCTATGTACTCTTCATAGAGAAGATCAGATTCAGTCACCAAGCTTTCGTTGTACACTAATCGTGAATCGATAAATGTATCAACATGCCCCGTGAACTTCTTCTGATCCTTCGGTCTTGCTCTACGAAATTTCTTCTTTTTATCGCATCGACAAGCAAGATGAACATACGGCGATTTACAGAATCCAAACATATCACGCTGTTGAGAGTTTTGATCTGACGAAAAAAACCTGCTCTTCAGCCAATTGAATATGCCCATAATTTTCCTCTGATTAGAAGGGTATTTGATCTTGATTTAGGGGAACTTGAGGTTGCTGTGGAGTGGATGTGGGGCCTTTTCCAATCTTAAATGTCTCTGCAATAGCCTTGAGGC